CTGTAAGTCCACCAGATGACAGCTTCACAGTCATTACCGCACCGTTAGTACCGCTTGCACCACGCACCACGATCGTGACATCATCAGCACCAGCAGCCAGTGCGGCATCGGGTACGTCCAATCTGTACACGCCCGGCATGTTGGTAGCGTCTACCTCGGCAAAGCCGCCAGAAGTCCACGCCTGCGCGATTGTACGGGCTACCAGCGAGATGTTGACAGATGCTGTGCGTGTACGGTTGTAATAGGCTGAGAGACCAGAGGTGGAGGCTGTTAGACCGGTAGCACCAAGGTACAGTTCGATGCTTTGTGATGTGCTGCCGGGAGCGATTGTGATGACCGATGCCTGTGTGTTTACAGGTAGATTAGCCACATAACCGACATTACTTGGAACACTTGTAATAACACGATACGTTCCAGCACCAGCGTCAGGGTTAGCACCTGTCCACGTTACACCGTAGATATCCGCTACTGGTGCGCCTGTTGTATTTCCAAAGTTTGCGTTCGGTGATGAGGCATACGATGTGAACGGTTGTAGGTTATTCTGCCCCCACAAGAGTGACTCGAAAAAGTCTATACCGATATCACCGACGGAGCTTGACGTTAGATTATTGGCTACGTTAGCGCGTGGTGTTGGACTCAATAACCTATTGTAGTTTTCGACAATGGCATTGTTTACGGTGACGCATTGAAGGTCTACAAGGTTTCCAAAAAGCAATGAGTTCCGTACAGTTGTTGGGAAAGTTAGGCTACCCGGTTGTTGAAGTACACCATAACTTGCTCCAGTAATTACGCAGTTATAAACGGCCACTTGAACACTATTCAAAAACATTGCTGTGTTACCGGGTCTTATAAATATTGAATCAATCACGGTTGAACCATCAGCCACACTCTGCCCTGTAATGTTGAGTGAATTGCTAGCGCCAAAAAAAACACATTTGTTTACTGTGAGGTTAACGGCTGTACTTGATGGACTGGTTAGCGTAATGAGGTCAGTGTTTCCATGCCTTGCAATAAAAGAACACTTTGTCAATTTTAAGTTTGTGCAAGTCGTGAAAACAAGGCGATTGTTATCGATTGCAAATTTGATGTTTTGAAAATGCAGGAAGTTCTTTGTGGTTGCAGTAATTATGTTTCCAAAGTATCCAGAACCTGACAAAGTGGCATCGTAGTTTGTGATGACTACTGGCCCCGGAGTCAAACCGCTAAACTGTGCAACAGTTGGGTCACCAATAATGTTGGTCTCGACAGTAGGGTTTGCCATCGTCACGCTGATTGTGTCAGTGTAAACACCGGGAGCAACGTACAAGGTGTCACCGCTTGCGAATCCAGACGAACTGGACAGAGCATAGGCAACCGTTGCCCACGCTGTCGCCGGTGATGTTCCCGCTAGGCTGTTGTTGCCACCCTGTGCGGCTGTCTTTACATAGTATGTCGACATTATCCTGTTGTCCCTGCTACGATTTCTTGAGCCATAACAACAGCAAACTGGTTGCTGTAGAACTGTTGAAACTCAGCATCCTGCAACACCCACCAACCGAACACGCTTGTACCATTCTCACCGAACGTGCCGATTAGATTGTTGTCGTTGTCGTAGATATCACCAAAAACAATCCAGTCACCGGGTGTGTTTGGGTTAGGCTCCAGCCGATAGTTCTGAAAGTTCATTTGCCCACCTTCAGTGAGTTCGCCTGCACACCCTTGAAAGGCATCGTCAAGAAGCCCAGAGCAGCACTCATCGCAGCTGTAAGACCAGCCGCTACAGCCTTGCCGCCGTATACCGCCATCACTGCGCCAAGCTCGGCGATGTCCTTGGCTTCAGAGGTTCTGATGCCATCACCGAACACTGTGGAAAAGCTCGCGACGAAGGCGATCAGAACGACCACGATCAGCCGTGAGATTGATATTGAGTTCATCTTTGTATTATCGCCTCCAGCGCTGAAACTTTGTTTTCCAACTTGCCGAGCCGTTGCTCGATGCGTCGCACTTCCTGCTGTTGCCCATCGAGTGTGTTGATGATGTGTGCCACCTGAGTCTCCAGGCGCGTCAACCTGACCTGCAATGCCACCCATGCGGCACCAATGCTCACGGTAGTAATAAACGCTTGAATGCCAATCTGCACCCACATCTCAGGACTCATACATACACCCCTCAAAACTCTAACCATATGATGGTGGCACGAAGCGGATTCCCGCATCACGCAGTGGGTTAACCGTTTGTCCTGGCGCGGAGCGCGATGGTCTGGCTGACAGCGTTCGTGTGGCCGTAGTCGGAACCGATGCACTCGTAGTATGGCGACAGCGCCTGTGGATTTCCGCTGACGTATATTCGGTCATCTGCACGCACTTCGATGTCTGGTGAGCATGTGAGCGTCCATGTACCGGACTGCTCGATCATGCCTCCGACAATGCCTTCGGTATCGCCGGTGTTGCTGATGGTGGCGCGAATCTCAGCGACCTGTATCCAGTGCTGACTGATGCCGCCGATGCCGTCGGACTGATTGACTGTTCGCCAGATCGCGACACGATCGGCGTAGGAATACGCCTGGATGGCGTTCTTGAGCGCATTGGAATATGCAGCTGGGATCATACGAACACCATCGGGCTGTAGCGCTTAGCCTGGTCGAGACAATGCTCACGAAGGACACTCATGGATGCGTCGACCTGACCATCCTTGACATCGATGAGATGCGTGATGCTCGACGCTTTGCGAATCCATCCCTGTCGCGCAGCTGCGCGGATGTCATAGCGTTCGGTGTTGGCTGGACCGATATCTTCCCAGAGAAGGTCTCCAGCGCCATCGTTCAGCGTGTAGCCGGTTGTCCTGGTCCACTGTGGAAACTGAGGTTCTGTGGCGCTCGAGGTCCCTGCGATGACGCACTGGTAGAGTCGACCATTCGCAACGGTCGGGATGATGATGTCACCAACGACGAATGCTGTAGATGCTGTCCACGTCGTCCATCGAGCGTGGTCGTCGACGAGCTGCTGTAGTGCAGTCGAGTCGAGGAATGGATACTGATCGGATGCGACCATCCACGCGAGACGGTCCAGTGCTTGAGTTCGAGTGAGTGGCATGGTTTACATCCTATAAAACAAAAAGGGAACGGGATAACCCGCTCCCCTTGACTGCGAAGGTGCTACAGACTAAGAAGCGGCAGCCTGGAGAACGATGATGGAACCAGGAACCTGATCGGCCACGGTTGCGGTGACGTTTCCGACGTCGAAGCAGTTGAACGCATAGCGCTCGGTCGCCTTGAACGTGAGAGCATCCTCGACAAATTTGACTTGATCAGAAACTTCGACCGTGACGCCACGGCGATCACCGAACGCGACACCCTTGGAGAGGTCTCCGAGGACTGCCAGCGTGCGGTTTGCAGCTGTTGCGGATGGCATATTCTGAACGAACGAGATCGGGATTCCGAACAGAGTTGGTTCAGGACCATAGGCATTCTGAATGTCCATGATGCTGTTCCCACCGAGTGCAATCAGCTTGTCAGCACAGCCGTTGTAGAACACGGATTTGTGCATGTACCAGCGTGGAGCGGTTGCATACTGTGGCAATTTTGCAACCATCGACTGCCAGTTCGCGAGCGTGAAGCTCGAGAGGTTGGTCTGTGAGCCGGATGGTCCGACAACCATGGAAGCGATGCTCGAGAAGGTTCCGGAGAGAGCCTTGATGCGAGGCATGATTCCAGTGATGGAGCCATACGTGGATGTACCGTCGCCCTGGAATGCAGCTGCATCTTCAGCGAGTGCGAGACCGTATGCGAAGTCCTGTGCCAAAGTAGCACCGAAGTCGATGACGGTATCCTCGTTCAGTTCCTTGGACACGATGGTCAGGATGGCGAGTTTCTTGGCTGCGAGTGCGACCTGCGTGAATGCGATGTCGGATGCAGTGATTGCAGTGGCTTCACCAGGATAATAAGTCGTGGTCGAAGTCGATGCATTCGGGACATTGAGGACATCAGATGTCATCGGGTAAATACGGGAGAAGCGACGTGCTACACCGTACTCGTTGCGAAGCCAGATCAGGCTGGACGAAACGATTTCAGGAACAGTGTATCCACCCTGTCCGTTGTCGCCTTCGGTCTGTGACTTGACGCCATTCTCAGCGCACCATCGTGCAGCCTTAGCATTTCCAAGGACTGCGCCACGGACCCACTGCCCGAAGGCGTAGGCCTTATAATTTGCCTCTTCGCGAGTACCAGGGAATGGGTTACGGGTTACACCGCCGGACTTCCATGGCTCAGATTTAGGCGCTTCTACTGTGACTGGTGCAGGCACGTTGCCGAACTCCTTGAGCATTTCGATGCGCTCAGAGATGGACTTTGCGTTTGCATGAAGGCGATTGGCTTCGGCCATTTCGCCACCGTTGAGAAGGACTTCCTTCGCAGCAGCGATAGTAGACTGTCGCTGTGCTTCGAGTTGTTCGATTGTCATTGACTTAACTCCAAGATCATGAGCTCACGAAGGAGAGCGGACTTCGCTTCCTCGATATCGCTCGAATATTCGACGATGGTTTCTTCCGTCTCGACCGCTTGCTCTCCAAGCTCAGCCCAGATGGTCTTTGCGAATCTTGTCGACTCGCTACGTGAGAGACGGACTGCATCCCGCAGACGTCGCTCCACTTCCCGGATGGATGTCGGACGCTCGAGCATAGCCTTAAGGCTTTGTGCTTCCGCTGCCGGATCCTTCACTTTGCTATTCAGTTCCTTCGCACGAACTGCGAATGCATCGATGATCGCATCCACATGTCCGCTGCCGAGTCCACTGTCATATGCAGCTGTAATACCTGCACACAGACGCTCGTAGAGCGCCTCGAGTCCTTCATGGACCATTTCCTTGTCAAGGTCACCGTAGACGTTCTCGACGAACGTTGCGATGTCTTCGCCAGGAGCGACAGGAATGACCATCTCTTCTTCTTCCATAGCATAACCTTCCATGTCGCCATACATGTCCTTTAGACTTTTGACCATGTTCATTGGTTCCGCTGGCGTTGGTGTAAGTGATGCCTCGCCGATAGGCCATCGTGTGATTTCGTAGCGGCCATCAGACATCTTCTTCCGCTCGACCATGTGACCCGTGGCGCCGGATGAGTATCCCAACTTGCCAGACTTAGCGAGTTCCTGGATCATCTTCTGATACTGATCGGCCATCTCGACCTGAGCTTCGTACCAGAGGCCCTTGTCGTCCATGGTGATGTAGCCCGTACCGATGCGTGATTTGCCGACCGTGCGATCTTGTCCGTGATGGTAATACAGGTTCATCGCGACACGGTCGCCGGACTTCATTGGACGACCAAAGTCGGTCGATGATGTGAAGTAATCGCCCTCGAGGTCCGCGCCACCAAAGCGCACCAGGTAACCACGCACACGACCAGAGTCATCTGCTTTGATTGCATCACCGAAGCTCACCAGAGTCTGCATCATAAATCCCTCAATGGCACCACGACTGCCTGTGGACCCCACAGGTCGTTTGGTACAACCCGACCGAAGTCCGATAGTGATGTCCCTGTTTCCCACATCCTATACCGCGACGGTCCGAGCACCTGGCGCCGTTGCGCTTCTGTCAACATCGCGAACTGCTCATCTCGTGTCGGGAGTTCCGGCGCTTCGTCGAACGCGTCCGGGTCAAGCCCAGCGAGTTCGGCGTACGTCGGAGTGATCGGGACGATCGTACACCTACAGTTTGGATGCGATGGAACGATTGTCGCAACAGGGTTCGGGTCTCCGTGAAGCGCCCAACATACGGGACAGACGTTCACATCACCAGCGGACACACGAGACCAACCCTTGACGATACTGAGGTTCGACTCGAATGTCTGGCGCTGTGCTTCGCGGTTGGCACGAATCATCTCTGTTCGTGCGATGGTAGCAGCTCGTGAAGGTGCGAGAGTTTCGTACGTCTTTGACATGCGCCGAGCGACCTGTAGAGGATTGAGACCCTGCGCGACACCGATGGTGACGTGGTCGCGTGCAAAAGGTCCGATGGCTTCGTACAGTGCCGCGAGCGGTGAACCATCAGCAGCGAAGCCGACCACGTTCGTGATTGCCTCGACAGGGAGTCTGTTCCAGTTGAGATCGATGGCCATGCTCACCGAATCAGGGACACCAGCGACAGCACGCACCAAAGATTCCTGCATGTCCAGGGAGAGTTGAATGGCGCTTCGCTGGCCACTCGACGCGATGTCTGTCGCTCGAGGTGCGAACTCCGAGACCTTAGCCGCCATCTGCTCGTTCAGTGCAGCGAGTCGCACCTGGTAGTCATTCAGCGCCGTGACATCTTCGCCCGCTGCCTGTGCTTCCTCGATCGCCTGTGTTATCTCTTCGAGGCGCTGGAGGTTGTCTGCTTGCAGGACGGTGTACGTCCTTCGCATCTCAGCGAGAGCGGAATCCTCACGAGCGCGAAGCAGGTTCCTGTACCGCTCATTGACTTGGTAGATATCAGGCATCGGCGTCCGTCAGCTCGTAACCATAGTACGGGTGATAACTTTTCCCGTTCTCCTTCGGCGCCATCTTCTTCAGGATCTCTTTGCGTGCAGCTGTGGACCATCTGTAGCCAGCATCGCCACCCCATGCAGCCCATGCCACACGACCAGCGGACGGATAGCCATCTTCACCAGGACGGAATCCTTCCGCCTGTTTGTCTACTTCGTGACGTCGGAAAAAGGAATACATACGAAGGACAGTGGACTCGCTGAGTTTCTCACCAGCGATGATCTGGTTTGCTCGCGCCCATGCGACAGCAGTGCCACCATCACGACCAGCATCACGCCATTCTATGGCGCGTTGCGCTTCTTCCTTCATGTCCTTGCTAGGAATGAACTTGAGTCCTGCTTCGGATGCTTCGTCGAATGCTTTGGTTTCCTCGCGCACCGTGACAGGTAGCAGACCGAGGTGCTGGATAGAGTTGAGACCAACAGCCTGGAGTGCCGCTTCTGGCTCGAAGCCAGCACGAATCAAAGCGCCGGCAGCACCGACGAGTTTCGCTGTCTCATCAGCTGTGCGTGCCGTTGAAACAGGCGCTGCATCAGGGACCAGGAGTTCCTGTCCGCCGATCTGCACAGGGACAGCAGTCGGATGGTAATAACCCTCGTCTGTGTCGGATGGCGTCACACCAGCGACACGCTTGGCTGTGGCGAGGTCCACGATGCCACTCTTGTATAGGCGCTCAGCTCTCTCAGCGTCTTCATTCAAGTCAGCCTGAAGTGCCGGAACATTACTCACGTCGAACTCGAGATAATCGCCTGGCTGTGTCTCTTCGTAGTCTGGAAGGAGTGCGATGGTGAGCGCTTCGGACATCTGACGCATCAGCGGAATCATTCCGTCAGTCCAGGCGCTTCTGGTCGCCTGCTCGAGGTTGCTGTAGGTAGCACGCTCAAGGCCGCTGCCGAGTTGAAGGACGAGAGGATTGAGTCCGAGAGCTGCACACACGCGCTCCTCCGGTTTGCGTCTGATTTCATCGAACGCCATCTCACTCGGTTTGTGGCTGACCTGCTCGACCTTGAATGGTCCAGTCATCACCAGGACAGAACCAGCGTTGTCACCAGTGAAGTCCTGCTGTAGTTTTCGCTTCGTCTGGCGTGCATCGTCTTCGCTTAGGTCTTCGACTCCGCCCTTGTAGTCTGGCCCGACCATGATCGATGGCATACCGCCGTTGCGAACCATGCCGAACGCAGCTGATGCGGCGACGTTGTCTGTCGCGATCTCACGGAGGACAGACGTGACAGGAGAGCGACCGAAGCGACTGTCTTGAGGGTCTCGACCATAGCGGATGTGAATCAGGTCCTCGAGCGCGATGTCGTACGACGTGCCATCGACGGTGTACTGATACTTGACAAGTGGATTGACCTTGTTGCCGACTGGCCTCATCATGTCAGCCGCCAGGTATTGCAGACCAACGACGCGACCAGACACGCGCACTTTTCTAAAGTACGCATTTCCTAACAGTTGATAGTCAGGGAGCACCCACGACCAGACGAGCGATGGCGGCACGTTCGGTGTTGGCTGTGCGAGCAGCTGGAGAATCGGATGGTCTGCGACTGTCTCCACTTGTCCGTCTGGCATCGGTCGACGTACGACAGGGACACCCTGCGACCAGTTCCTGATGTACCAGTCCATGCCAATCGCCACGATGCTGTTCAGCATCAGGTCGCCGGCCTGGTTGCGCCAGTTGAAACTCGATCCTGGAAGGTTACGTGTCAGAAGACTCCAAAAGTCTCCGTTCCCAGTGCCTGTGAAATAGGACGTCTGTCGCTGGATCAGCGGCGGCGGGAGGAGTGCATTTGGCGCGGCAGTGGCTTTGCCGATGAATCGGTCGAAGAGTCCCATAGTCTTATTGTGTCCTTACTGTGACCTAAACTGCACCCCAGCCACCGCCACGACCGACGAGCTCGTCGTAGGCGTCCGTGAGTGCGTCGACGATATCGTCGTTCTTCCCCAGGGGGAACACTCGAAGTTCGTCCAGGAGTGTGCGATTCCAATCGGCAGCGACCATGTACACATTACCGCCAGCGACCTGTGATGCGAATGGTTCAGCGCGAACATCCTTCGCTCCAGTGACCGGAAGGATGTTGACTGCGCTGCCGTGGAGAAGCCTCAGCATGTGCATCGCTTGACTCTTGCCAGCCTGTCCCGGGTCCTGTGGGAGGCGCACACGCACACCACGACCATCGAGAGCAGCTGTCTGCTTGATGGTTCGGTCGCGCTGATCTGTCTCGAACTGTCCTCGAACGACATCGAGAATCCAGATGCGACCATCGGCATCGCGACCCATCTTGACGCCGACAGTATAGTCACCACTTCCAGCTGTCGCTGCGAGGTCCCAGGCGCGTGACATCTTCTGACAGTTTGGCGTGGCGGCATCGATGGTGATGCGATCCGACTTGAAGAATGTACCCTCGCGTGGTGTTGGATGTTGCTGGTAGAGAGCACTCCAACCGTAGTCGCCTGAGTTCGCGACCATGACCTCCTTGATGCGTCCGAGTTCCTTCACATCGTAGCGTTCAGGCCAGAGAGCTTCGCCAGGCATTCGACCGATCTGGTCAGACTCCTCCGCAATTGCCGGCAGGTTAAGGACCGTCCATCGATGCGGCTCGCTCGAGATCGCACGGCTGGTGATGTCGTCGTGATGCCATCTGGTCGAGACGATGATGAGAGCGCCCTTGGGTTCGAGCCTCGTGTAGAGGTCGTCGGTGTACCAGTCCCAGGCTTTGTCGCGGTACAGCGCAGACTCAGCATCCTCGCGACTCCTGATCGGATCATCGATGATGATGCGCTTGAAGCCGACACCAGTCGGAGGTGAACCAACGCCACGCGCCATGAAGGTTCCTCCTTCAGGCATCGACCATTCATCCTGTGCCGCATTGTCTTTTGACAGTTTAGTCCTGGACGAAACGACCTGTCTGGACTTACGCGAGAAGCGCCTGGCGATGCGCTCATTGTAGCCAGTGACTAGCACGTTCGAGAACGGGTCACGTTCGATGCAATAGGCGCCGTATCGCACCGTGACTGTCTCAGTCTTGCCATGGCGTGGCGGCATGTGGATCGCGAGTCTGTCAATCTCACCACGCTCGACTGCGTCCAGGTGTGACGCGATGGCGATGAGATGACGAGCTGTGTACGACCAACCATTCGGCAGCGTGTCGCGAAGGTAGTCGAGATAACAGACAGCCGTCTGTGCGCTAGTTCTCGTCTGGACCTTCGGCGGCTGCGCTGAGAAGTTGAACCGAGAAGTTTGCAATCTTTTCGTAGAGAGTTGCAATCTGTGCGGCTGATTGGCCATGAACATATCTCTCGCTTTGCGTTGTCCTAGCGATGACCTGAAGCGCCTTCAAATTGTCCTCGAGGACAGACGCCAGCAGATCATCAAGTGATACTACTGGCGCCTTCGGTGTCATTACCGTTTGTGACATGTCACTAACTATCGGGGTGTTAGTGACATCAACCGACATCCGACCGCGAATCTTATAGACGGTGGATCTTGGTAAACCATACAGACGAGAGACAACCAGTGGAGTCTGACCTGCTATTAATGCAGCTTCGACTCGTGCGATTGTCTCTTCGTCGTGTGCTATTGGACGTGCCATGCTTCTATTCTGCCGTGTCCTGGCGCACTCTGCGTCTGTAGTGCAGCTGTCCGTGGCACATGTAGCACAGCACCTGAACATCTTCCATCTGCTCGCCGCCGAGTCGCATGTAGGTGATGTGATGGACATCGAGCTTGTAGCCATCGTCCTGTCGACGGCCACACTGCTCACATGTTCTACCGCTGCGCTCGAGCGCCTTCGTCCGGATGTCCTGCCAGCGCTGACTCCGCATGTACTTGCGACGGTAGTCGCGCCATGCTTCGTCGACCTGCTGGCTGGACGCTCCGATGGCCTTGAGAAGGCTGTATGTGCTGGACCACGGCTTCGCCATGATCGTCTTTATGAGGTTGTCTGTGTCCACTTGATTTCGTCCTTGACCGGATGGAACTCACCCCACATCCAATCGTCTGCGAGCATCCACTCCGGATAGAGCGTGATTCCCTGGATGATCTTCGGTTCAGGAATAGCGTGCATCACGAACGCCTCGTATAGGTCACTGTAGCGCACGTAGACGTCATGCTCCCATGATGCGCGTGTGACAGGTTTGCCATGCATCAATGGCTCAATCACTTCACTGAACTTCATGACACCACCGTCCAATCTCGCGCCAGCACGTCGTTCCCTGATAAGGTCGCGAATCCCTTGCACCGCCAGACGTTCGCGCCATCGAGCTCATAACGCATGAGTGCTGCTTCGACCAGCTGTATCTTGAACCGACCGCCATCACGCCACACAGGACGTCCTGCGCGTACATCTGTCATGATTGACTCGAAGGATTTGCGACCGGTATTATTCTGCTTCTTCCCGACGGTCTCCTGAAACTCCACACGCAGTGAAGGTTCCGACATCAGCCATCGGTTGAGCATCATCGTCGGAAATCCAACCGATGCAGCTGCATCGCTACGGCTCACACCGCTTGCGATGAGTTCGGCCCACTTGACCACGATCGCGGTCTTTTCATCTATCGAAACATACGGGTCCATTTTCTTGACCTCTCGTTCTGGTCGCTGTTCATTGATCCATCGCTGGACCGTGCCGCGTGTCATGCACATGATTTGAGCTGTGCGACTGATGCTGTTACCAGCAGCTCGGAGTTCTTTGATTCGCACCAGGAGTTCTGCCTTCTCCTCGGTGCCTGTCGCCTTAGACATTTGATTCCCCCAAAAGTAAAAGACCAGGCACACCGTTCGGATAGTGTGCCTGGTATCGTCAGCGAGTCGTTGGCAACCGGAGATGGTTACTCGCTGGCGTCTTCACCGAATGGATCGCTGATGTCATCGGTCTTGATGGTTGGCTGCGCGATCTTCGTGAGCTTCTTCTTGGCTGTCACAGGAGAGACCGACACGATGGCGTTGGTGTTGTAACCACGCGTGTTGATCTTCGCGTCTACAGTGACCATCCACTCCTTGGTCATGAGTGCGTCGATGTCAAGGTTGTGAAACTCAGGTTGTGTCAGGCGGCGTCCAAGCATGCCATCGAGCAGGATTGTGAGTGCAGCTTTGTCGGAACCGTATCCCTGGCGTGTGAACTTCACAAAGCGGAATGCGTTCGAGTTGCTATCGCCATACTCAGTGGTCTCGAACGTGAATTTGTAATTCGGGAGCATCACGGACGGATCATCATAAGATGGTCGGTCGACGCTCTCGACGGAAGCGAGGCGGCAGACATAAGATCCTGCGACAGCTGCTTCGAACTGCGATGCGCCATCGTTGAACGTGGCATTGGAAAAGAAACCCATAACTTGTTTACTCCTTTGGTCATAAGACCACTCTGTGACAGTGCTGGCTCAGTTACCAATCCAGAAGGTGTTTCCACCAGCACCATCAAAGTTGACATTACCAAACATCAAACCACTTGTCAAACTATTCGTCGATGCTGTTCCGTGGGCCAGCGTAAGCGTCCGGCCCGCGGGAACAGTTTCGACTTATACCCTTAGCCAGCACGCGTCTAAACATGCTGGCAGGGGGGATTCCAAAGGGGGGATTTATTCAGTTGTTCCCGTTTTATGATACTTAAGGGCGGAACAGGTCGGGAACAGGTCACGGGAACAACTGAATCGCCTAAAGTAGACCTGTCGGACGGTACATTTTCGAGTTCCTTGGACCCTTGTCAAACGTGACAATCCGACTCGATTCAAGGTCCGCCAGTGTCGCAGCCACGACCGATTTTCGACTGCCACATAACTCGACCAAGCGAGACTGTGAGATGCCTGGTTCGCCGCTGATGAGCTCAATAAGTTTCGAGCGGATCTCTTGTGTGATGACCTCACTCCTGGCGCCGGCGTCAAGTGTTCGCACCTTCGTCAGCCCGTCCTCGTCCCTGATTTCAAACGTCACGTCTATAGCGTCTTCGTCGGATATTAATCGGCCCTTCGTCACGAACATCCGGTACAACCCGTTCGCCTGTTTCTCCACCGAAAAAGCCATATCAGCAGCTGCGACAATCTCAGCAGCGCCTCGCATACCTTCGTGCTTGACCGTGCCATCGGTGCCACCCTT